AGTAGTGTTTAGATTATATCTAACAGTAGAAACTATATCTACGTACATGAAATCTGGATCGATAAACACAGGATCAATAGACAACGAAGATCTTGGTTTAATAAAATTGTAATATTGCTGCTTTCGTATATCGGGAACGCCGTCTACATTCTTGAGATCTATTGCAATAAAGACTTTTCCAAATACTGGAGGAACAGCTTCTTCGCCTCCATATACCGATACAGCATTGATTTCAGGGAAATTTAAAAGAAGAAGATTTCTATAGTCTTCAGCAGTTATTGCTCTTTCTTGTGTAGTAAAATATCTTGGAGCATTAAACTTAACTGACTCAATTGACTCATGAATAGCACCTTGCGCGGCCGCTGATACAGTGGTTACTGCTACATTTGAAAATGTTTGAATAGCGCCATCAGACGTAAATTTAAATGCTCCGTTTGGAAGTTCGCCTTTACAGATGCGATATTCACACACTACTATTGAGTTATCTTTTGGCTTTCTTCCAAGTACTCCGTCACCAAAAAGAATTTCATACTTATCATTTTCGGCGCCTTGAACAAAGAATATCTGAGAATTAGATTGCTTATCAAACAAAGAAGTTGCTTTTAGATACGATAAGATTTCTGCACCATTATCTTCAATCACTGTTACCGTCAAAGAAGCAGTATCAATAGTTGGATTAGAAAGTATGAATCGCTGTGATGTATCCGAATTATTTACAGTAAAAGTATCATTAACATATTGACCTTCATAGATTACAATTTCATCAGATATGAATGTACTATTGGCACCCGAGATTACTTTATTTTCATCAGTTGAAAAGGTAAACGTATTAGAACCAATACGTGCGTTAAATGTAGTACCTTTTGGCATAGTAACAGAAGCTACACTACCATCAGTTTGAATAGTTAGAGTAACAGTTGCACGGGCTGACTTAAAAGATCTCGGAGTGTAATTAAGTTCTTTTGCTCGAGAGATAACGCTTTCTCTTAACTGCGCACTATCCAAAAACATTTCATTGCCGATCATATTCAAATAAAACGTGTTCATATATGTGTTATATGAAAGGACATCAAGCAATACGTTTATATTACTTCCTTCAAAATCATAGTCTTTGAAGGTATTTTGAGTCTTAAGATAAGTCTTAAGACTTTCTTTGAGAGAAGTAAAATCTAAGTTTACTAAATTTATGCTTGTGTTTGCAGCCATTATCTTACTCTAATTAGAGGTATGTTTACTGTTATTGGATTAGCTATCGTAGTGATATAAAAAAGTAACGTCACTACATATCCATTATCGTCTGGATAAGGACTAACTATAACATCTATTATTTTTGCTCTTGGTTCATAATTTTCTATCGTTTGAATTATCGCAGACTTAATAGCAGTAGATGTAAATGCAGAGATGTCTTCAAACAAAAAGTGATTTAAATTAGAACCGATAGTTGGTTGAAATAATCTTTCATATTTATTCGTAGACAATAGGTTACGAATAGAACGTGTGACTGCAGCTTCATTCTTAATGGTCATTAACTGCTTAGAATCTGGATGAGCATTAAAATTTGTCAAAAAATCAGAATATAAAAACTGATCCTTAGATTTCTGTGCTGAAAACCTATTTGCTAATGAAGGTGATGCCATCTTTAAATCCTTATTCGAATCTTATATTTATTGCTGTTCTGTCAATAAACCTATACTAGAATCATCTACATATGCATTTTTAAGATTTATTTTCGATGCCTTTAATGTCATTTCACCTTCAGATTCTATTTTGCATGAGCCATTAATTTTAGTGTCTAAATTACCGTCAATTTGCATATTTACATTACCTTTGACGGTTATCTTTACATCGCCTTGAACATACATTTCATCGTTCTTAGCTAATATTGTATAGTTATCACCTGCGACTTTAGTCACAGTTCTTCCATCTGCGCTAATTTCTACATATGTGCCAGACTTATGATATAGATGAATTCGTTCTGCATTTGGTGTATCATCTATTTCTATCGTATGACCACTCTGAGTGCGTGTAACTTTATTGTATGGATAATTTGAACCGTATGTTGTTTCTGGTTCTGGACCCATCAATGGTTTTGATTTCCATATATTCACTTCTCGCGCTAACTGTGGCACGTCGTGATTCTTAATATCACCTTCTTTTATTGCAGGTTGAGTGCCAAAAATTATTGGAATCTTTGAAGCTGAACCATCAGCAAAAAAACCATATGCAAAACTTCCTACTAAGATACCAGTAGGAGATGTACCTACTTCACCAAATTCAGGAGTTTGATAACTAGCACTCGTTATAGGCAATAAAGGCATAGCCCAAGGTAATTCTTCATCAGAGAATTCATCATGAAATCCATCAATACGTATTTGGCATTGACCTAACATATCAGGATCATTGATATTAACCACTTCAGCATAAAACCAATAAAATGTACCTTCACCACCAAAGCGTTTCATGTATCAAATCCTCCGCTCTTACCATAAGATGCGTTTATAAGTTCTAGTGATGTAAAATATCTAAAGTCTATATCGGTTTTCGATATAGTATGTCTTGCATGAGAAATTAAATATTCGCCTGACACAAATTCAGAATTTTCTCCTTTTTGTTTTCCTCCATCTTTAGTCAAACCAGTAGGACTAGGAACTTCTGCTCTTACTTTAAATCCACAAGAAAGATAGGTGTCTCCATATACCATTATACGTAAAATGTTTTGAGTCAATAACGTTATAAATGCTTTAGCATATCCTATCTTTTGTTCTAGAAATGTATCAGACATTGCAGAAGATTTCATGATATTATATATTTGAGTAGGAGATTTGTTATTAGAAGATTCAAGGCTAGCTGTATATAGAGGTTTAGCGCCTTTACTTTTTCCAAAACTGTCATTATCAGTAGCTGAATTAAAATTAACTACTGTTCTCCTACGAGTTTTAATGTCAGTAGATCTTACTTGATTATTTAATGCTCCGTTGCCGATTAATTGAATCTGAGATTCTTGAACTATATGATTATATGCTAAGATGTTTCTATATGTCATATTTTTAACGCTCGTTGCGCTATCAGAATCCCAAAAAAACATACCATCTCTTAATAAGTTGCTTTTACTATTAATCAACGCTTCTACTGGCTTAAAATAAAATCCATTTCTATCATTCGTTCTTCCTTCATAAAAAACATGTACAGACGATCTATATCTTTTTGATACAGCTTGGTTTTTAAGCATATCGATAGCCTGAAACGGTTTTATTCCAACGAAATTTAGGTCTTGTAGTCCCTTTGTTCCTTCATCGTCGAATACAAATGGCTTTGTAGACTTAAGAACATCTTGTAAAAGCATTTGTATAGAATTATCGATAGGCATGCCTACTAATGGCGTTCTACGAAGTTGATTAGCATTGTTCTTTACTTCTATAGAATAGAACTGAAGATCATACTGAGATGAAGCAGCATCATGCCCCATCGTAACATTCAGAATTTCAGTTATCAAAAATTCAAATCTTCTAGGTTTACTAGTTGGACCAGGAACAGAAATCTCAAATACAAGTTTACATTCATTTCCCATTATAGGAAGTTTGTCTCGAATATTGATATTATCATTTAAAGTAAGATTACCAAACATCACAGGTGATAGAATAGATTCATAAATGTCTATTCTCAACAATTGATCTTTGATGAACATGAATTTATTATTGTCCAATGTTCCGACATACGCCTGATGTATGACAACATCGCCTGGAAGAAAAGATTCAATTGCCATTAGGTATTCATCAATTCTGAAAAGGTGTTATGAACCATTGAAACGTATCTACTGTCCATCAAATCAATAGTCTTCTTCTTTTCATTTATTTCATTTTCGTAATCAAATGCAGTCACTGGAGAAAAATAGACTTGTACATTTGCAGTAATATTTTCTTTTATAGTGGTGATAATTGAAACAGAAGCATTGGCTCCTGAATCAGAACCGACAATATAATAAGCACTTGTATTACTAAATGTTCCGGTTATATGATGAAGAGACATCACTGTAGTATTACTAAACGTCACAAAACCTGTAGCACCTGAAGTATCTTGAATTACTTTTTCACTTGTTTGAAATGCGGCATTACCATTCAAAGTAATATCTAAAGTTAAGATCTTATTTGTCGTTACTATAGTATCATCTTTAATTCTTTCATAGCCGATGATATTATTATCGAAGTTAACTGTAGGTGTCCAATAACGTTTTCTTTCTGCGACCAGTGCATCATACCCCGATATAGTCAATATCGATTCATCTTGATCATAATTATTGCGATAGAATACCACTTTTTGATTGGCTGCGCGTAAAGAACCATATTTTTTAACTATGAATGCTTCAAACTGTTCTTGAGTCAATGGAACATCATAGTATGGATCAACTACTTGATTAACTAGATGTAATACCCATACATCATCTACATCATCATAGTAATCAAAAGCTAAATTTTCATATCTTAAACCAGATCCAGTTGCTTCTTCTAGAACATATGGATAATAAACTGAAGCCTGATCTTTAAATTTATCGAGTACTTTTGCGCGAGTTAATATATTTCTTGCGAAATTATTAGCATAACTTATAACGGGAATGTTAGAAAAGTATTTCATTATGCTTTCTTCTCAGGGTTGTTAGCCAGATTCATGGCTGAGTTGCCCAAGTCCTCGGCGGCATTTATTGCATCTTTTCCTAGTGTAGGTGCATCAGTATTTCCATAATCAAGACCAGTAATAACTTCAATTTCTTGAAACGTAAAAGAAAATACTACAAATACGGGAGATGACGCTTCATCATTAAAGAAAGACAAACCATTAGGAGAATAATTTACGTTTATCGCACTAATTAATCCCAATTTGTAAATAGGCATTGTACCTGACCAATTAGAATCGCTATTTTCTGCAAATTTTTCTCCCCATGGGAACAGCGTTAATCTTACCATTTGTGGATAAGCCATAACATTTTGTGAACTAACAGAAACCGCGGGCAATACTCTACGCTTAAATTGTCTTATTATATCTTTAATTTTAGATGATTCAGCTTGATTTCTGGCGCTTAAAAGCCATGAAAATTCCATCGGAGGTCTCATATCTACGCCATTAAAAAATACAGATATGTGTGGATTTGGAACAGCTTTTAAAAATTGACCTGCTATTCCAGCTACTTGTTCGCCTCCTAAACCTCCAGCTACGGCAGCTGCCCCCTGATACATTATTCCTACACTATTTTCTAGCTGATCAGCACTAGATTTTCCTTTTCCGGAACCAAGTGTAGCAGATACTTCATCTGCAATGTTTTTTCCTTGATCAAATGCCGCACCCATTATACCAGTATCCTGAGGATTTATGCGAACAGAATGCGTTTCTGAAAGATCTCTTGGTAAAGGTAAATGTACAAAATATTCTGTGTTAAATGTAGCAGGCATAAGAGGAGAAGGCCTATTATATTTAGAAAATTCTATTTGCATATATTCTTTTGAAAGATTTGAAGGAAATTGTTCTTTTGTGATTTGTTGAGATTTTCGTGATCGATCGGTTGCTGTTGTAGGTTCAGAAGAAGCTGATGATCGTGATTTAAATAAGTCTTGTTGTGTTATTCTAAAACCTGCTACACCAGACAATGAGCTATTTAAAGAATCCATCTTTTCAGCCGCTAATGACTTTAATCCATTAAGTGAAAGGCCAGTTTTAGATAAGCCGGTGATGAAATTTCCGCTTAAGTCCGAAGTAATAGCAGATGCGCTTTGAGTAGCTAAAGAGCCTATAGTTTTTCCAGCATTACTCGTAAAGTTTAATGAATCGAATGCCATTTAAGTTCCTCGTATAAATAAAACTATGAGCTATAAAGGTTATTTTAACGCCAAGTACCCGCAAAAATATCACGGTAATCCAACTACTATTATTTATCGCTCTTCATATGAGCTTAAGTTGATGACTTACCTTGATCGTAATCCAAATGTCGTGCAGTGGGCAAGCGAAGAATTCTTCGTGCCTTATA